CGCCGCCGCCGCCACCGCCGCCGCCGCCACCGCCGCCTCCCCCACCGCCGCCAGGAACAGTGATGAACGTGAAGGACTGGGGCGTCAAGGGCGATGGGCAGACGGTCGACGTGACGGCGCTGAATGCGCTGATCCGCACGGCGCCGGCCGGCGCGACGCTTTACTTCCCCGCCTCGACGTACGTGATCAACGACGCTCTGAAAGTCTTCCGCGGCGACCTGGCCTTCCTCGGCGACGGAGACGGCTCGATCCTGAAGAGCATCGCCGGCAGCTATCACTTCCAGATCGGCAGCGGCCAGCCGTATACGGGGCTCGCCTTCCGCAAGCTGCAGTTCCTGGGCACGCCTGGCCAGTATATGGCCGATGGAACCAGCCGCGGCGGGATCCTGAACTTCGGCAGCAAGGGCACCGTCTTCGAAGATTGCCTCTTCACGGGCTGCGCCGAGCCGATCCTGGATGCGGGCGCGGTGGGAGGCACCTACGGAACGATCATCAATCGCTGTATCTTCCGTGGCTGGGGTCGTATGTGCGGATTCCTCAATGGAGGCGAGCAAGTCACGAACTGCAAGTTCCTCCAGGACGACCCGAACCTTCTGGGCGAGCGCTCTTCGCACGGCCTGTATTCCCATGGCGGCGCCTCGAACGTGCTGATCGCTGACTGCGAGTTCGCCAATGTCCGCAAATACTGCATTCAGATCTTTTCTGAAGCCGGCGCCTCCACGAGCGACAACGTCGTCATCCAGCGCTGCATCTTCCGAGACAGCGCAAACGGCGTGATCGCCAGCCACGGGCGCGCCGATGCCGGGATCTGGACGCACGGGCTTCTGGAGGGATGCTCGTTCAGCAACATCTACGCCGGGTCCTCGATCGCGATTCGCAATGCGGATGCGGTCGTGATCCGCAACAACGTCATCGAGGGCGCCGGTGCAGCAAACGGCCATAGTGCTGCGGGAATTTACGTGGGAGTGTACGCTCCATGGGAGGGCGGCTTCTGGACTCGGGACGTGCTTGTTCAAGGAAACACGATCCGGGGCTGCGACAGAGGGCTCTGGGCGTTGAACTCCAACGGCGGCACCCTGGAGAACATCCGGTTCCAGGGGAATATCGTTTCGGGGAACCGGATCAACGTCGATGTCAACGTGCCGGGGGTGACTTTGCTGCCGGGCCGAGCACCGGGAGCTATTCGCGCTCGCGACTCGTCGATCGACACGCGGCCGAGCGACGATCGCAGCCCGGCTGCAAAGCGAGTGACCGCAGGCTTTTAGCCGCAGTTCGGCGAACTATTAGAGGAGGAGGGTGCTTTGGACACCCTCCTCCCTGGTCCCTACCTATGCAGGAGGCAGAGACGTGTCAACCTTATCGCAGCCCGCCGCTGCGCGTCAGTCGGGGGTCTATCAGATCCGCCATCGGCTCTCCGGGCGCCTGTACATCGGCAGCACCGGCAACGATCGACAGCGGTGGCAGATTCATCGGTCGCGGCTCAGGATGGGCAATCATCACAACGCGCGCTTACAGGAGGATTGGAAGAGGGATGGAGCGGAGGCCTTCGTGTTCGAGTTTCTGGAAGCCTTCACCGATCGAGATGAGATGAAGCGGTGCGAGCGGGAGCTCAGGGCTCGATTGGACCCCTACTACAACGCGTCGCCCGTGCTGCGGAAGACCACGGCGCCGGAGCCGAGAGCCGACATCCGGGCTGGCGATCGCTTTGGCTACTGGACGGTTGAGTCAGAGGCGCCACGAAAGAGGGCGGGAAAGCAGCACTGGCACTGCCGTTGTGACTGTGGTCGAACGCGACAGGTAGACGGCTATACTCTCCAGACAGGTGTTTCCACGTCGTGTGGCTGCTCGAAGCGAGTGAACTCAATCGCTTCCATCCTGGGCCGGCTCATCGTTCAGGAGAACGGGTGCTGTATCTGGCCGGGCAGCCAGCATGACTTTGGCTACGGAATGGTCAACTTTGAGAGGAAGCACTGGTACGTACACCGGCTGCTGTATGAGTACTTTGTCGGCCCGATACCGGAAGGACTGGTACTCGATCACGTCTTCTGCAGCAACCCGCCTTGTGCCAACTGGGCCCATCTGGAACCAAAGACAGTCTCGCAAAATTCGGCCCGCAGTAAGAGGGCCTTACAGACTCACTGCAAGAACGGGCACCCGCTCTCAGGCGAGAACCTTCGCATGGAGAGGCTCAGGGGCGGCACCTGGGCGCGGGGTTGTCTGGCGTGCCGGGTGGCCTACGATCGCTCCCGGTGCGCTCTAAAAACGCAGCGGGCCCGCGAAAAGCGCCAACGCCTGAGAGCCGCCCGCGAGAACCCCGATGACTGAATCACTGATCACCGAGACCCGCCCCGCCCAGCGCATTCCGGCCGAGGAATACGATTTGATCGTGGACGCCTTCAGCCGGGGCGTGCCGGTCAAAGGCCTGGCCGAAGACTACGGCGTGAGTCCCAGCCGGATCTACCAGATCCTCCGTGCCCAGGGCATCCACGCCAGCGACTATCAGACCACGGAGGAGCCCGACGGCCTGGCTGCGGTCATCCAACGCCACCAGGCTCCGTATGCGGCGCCCGAGGCCCGCGCCTGGATCGAGCGAGTCGTGCGGGCCTGGGCAGGAGAGTGAGAGTGACGGATGAAGAGGTCGAACGGCTGGCGGTCCTGATGGTGCGGATGAAGCGGCACGGTTCTCTCCCCGGCGACGAGTACTGGGAGATGGTCGAGCTGACGGAGAAGTGGGAAGCGCTAAAGCAGTGCGACACCGAAAAACCAGCCGAACCCAAACCAGCGCCCCTCCTGCCACCCGAGTAGGATTGTGGCAGCAGGCCAATTTGTTCAGCCGGGCCGAAGTGAAGGCCATGACCCTGACTCGCCGGCAGCAGATCGACCGGCGACTGCAGAATGCCCAGGAAGGGCACCAGGGCGGGCGTACAGCCCTTCAGCGGGCCAGGGACGAGTTCTGGGCCACCTGGCGGGAATTAGCGCAGAATGGCCCAAAAAACAAGGAGGAACCCTGAAGGAAGCAGTACAACAGATACGAAACAGGGCGGATTCTATTCTCTTACGAGAACCCTCGTGCGCGGGTACTGTGAGCGAGAGGTTTTGGGCCTGACTGATGAGACGGGCTCGGTGGAATGGCGAAGACGAAGGCAAAGGCAGTCATCGGCCGACCGACGGAGTGGACGCGGGAGGTCGAGTCGCAGGTTTGCGACCTGATCCGCGAGACGGCGTGCAGCTTCTATACCGCCGGCTTGTCGCTTGGCATCGAGTGGCGGAACCTTTATCGGTGGGAGGAGTGGGGCCGGGAAGGGAGAGAACCGTATGCTTCCTTCTGTCAAAATGTCATGCGCGCCCGTGCGGAGGCGGAGATCGCCTTCGTGCGGCAGATTGTGGCGGGCGTTGCCTCCGGCGCCAATGTGCAGCCGCTGCAGTGGTTATTGGACCGGCGCTACCCGGTGGATTATGGCACGAGGATCAAGCTTGAGCAGCAACTATCCGGGCTTAGTGACGACGAGATTCAGGCCGAGCGCGAGGCTCTCCGATCCCGAGCGCTTGATTCTCCTCGATCAGGAGAGTGAGCGTCGGCAGCGCCTCCGTCTCTGGCGCGCGGCAGAGGGCGGTGCGACAGATCTCGGTGCCTATCGGAATGATCCGGTGGGCTTCTGCCGCGAGGTGCTCGGCGTCGAGCCGTGGCAGCGGCAGCGTGAGATCGCCGGGGCGGTCGCCGGGGAGAGGCGGGTCACGGTGCGCTCCTGCCACTCGAGCGGGAAAACGTTTTGCGCTGCCGCACTGGCCCAATGGTTCCTCCGGTGCTTCGATCCGGCGCTCGTGATCACGACGGCGCCGACGATGCGCCAGGTCAAGGAATTGCTCTGGTACGAGATCGCCCAGCACCAGCGGCGGGCCGGCCTGCCGGGGACGCTGAACGCCATGGATCTGATCGTGAGCGCTTCGCAGCGGGCCATCGGCCTGACGACGAACGAGCCCGAGCGGTTCGCCGGGTGGCACTGTGAGAATATCTTCGTCATTGTCGATGAAGCCTCGGGCGTGGCCGAGCCGATCTATGAAGCGATCGAGGGAATCCTGACCGGGCCAAACGCGCACTTGCTCTTGATCGGGAACCCGAACAACCCGTCGGGCACGTTCCACCAGGCGTTCACGTCGCCGTTGTACACGAAGTTCAAGATTGCGGCCGAGGATGTGCCCGAGACGTTGCTACCGCCGGGCTGGCGGCTCGAGCGGCTGCAGGAATGGGGCGAGGAGAGCCCCGCTTATCAGGTGCGCGTGCTTGGCGAGTTCCCGCCGCAGGGCAGCGACTCGCTGGTCTCGCTGGCTTGGGTCGAAGAAGCACAGAAGCGGGATCCCGCGCCGAGCGGCCCGGTGGAGATCGGCGTGGATATCGCTTACTACGGCGAGGACGAATCGGTGGCTTACGTGCGGCAGGGGCCGGCGATCCTCGGCGCCGCTTACTGGCGCGGGAACGATACGCAGCAGTCGGCGGGCCGCGTCAGTGCGCTGGCGGCCGAGTACGGTGCCACGATCATCAAGGTGGACTCGATCGGCTACGGCGCAGGAACCTATGACCGTTTGGTAGAAGAGCACGGCGAGAACCGGCTGATGAGTATTCAGGGCGTCAACGTGGGTGAAGCAGCGCTGGACAAGGAGCAGTTCTTCAACCGGCGCAGCGAGCTCTACTGGGGCCTCGCGGAACGGTTCAAGCAGGGCGACATCAGCATTCCGGCTGATGACCAATTGCTGCTCGACCAGTTGACGCAGCTCAAGTTCGGCTACACCCCGCGCGGGCAGATCAAGCTCGAGAGCAAGGACGACCTCCGCAAGCGCCGCCCTTCCTCGAGCCGCTGGCAAAGTCCAGATCGCGCCGACGCCTGTATGCTCGCCTATGCCACGGCCGGAAACCGCTGGCTGCCATGGAGCGGGCTCGGCGAAACGAGAGACTTCTGATGCGCGTCCAGTGGCTGCTCGCGCTCGAGGGAATCTGGCGGGTCGGCGTGCTCGTGGCGCTGATCGTGTTGAATCAGAGCGTCGGCGTCCTGCGCGAGTGGCTGACTCATCAGGGCGCGCGGCTGCGGAAACTGGAGGAGAGGGGCGACGATGGAAGATCGATCAATGAGCGTGCGCGATGCGGGTCGGCTGGGCGGGCGGAAGCGCCGCGAGACGGCCGATTACCAGGCGATGGGCGCTAAGGGCGGTGCGGTGACCAAAGAGCGGCATGGAATGGCCCACTACGCTGATCTCGGGCACGCCGGCGGCACGGCGACAGCACGGAAGTACGGCCGCGAGCATTACGTGAAGATGGGCAGCGCCGGCGGGCAGCGGACGCGGGAGCTGGTGCGGAAAGGGCAGGCAGCCGAATGAGCCTTCTGCGAGAAGCTGTGGAGGCCGAGCGGGCTTATTACGGGCAGCAGCGTCGTGAAGTGCAGCGGCTCATCCAGGCGCTGCGCGTGATCGATGATCGCCTGGCCCGTTGGCTGCTGCTGCCGACCGGAACGCGGCTTGCGGACCTGCGGCAATACGTCGCTGACGTTCTGGAGGAGTGCGATGAGCGAACCGTTGACCCTATCCGCTGATGAGCACCCCGCCGCGCAGGCCTGGCAGGCGCTGATTACGGCGAATGAAGCGCTGGAGGCGGCGCAGGCGGCCAGAAGCGATTCCCTGTATCGGCAGGCGGCGCACGTCACGGCGCGGCGGGCGCGGCAATACGAACGAGCGATGGAAGCGCTCCTCGAGGAGTTGGGAGAGTGAGACGAGAACGAGAACAGGAGATCGAACAAGACAACCGCGCTTTTCTGGCGACGGTCACCTCCCCCGCCCGCCTGCTCGATGCCCTGTTCTACATGGCCCGGATGGTGCGCGGGGATGAGGCGAAGCCGTGGATCTTTGACGAAGAGAAGCCGTGGGACGGGACCACCTCGGGATTCGTGCGCTGGTGTGTAGAAAACGCGCCGCCCGACGGCGTGACCCCGCCGGATACGGAAAGCCTCGCCTATCGTTTGGGGCAAGCGATGGCTGAACAACTCAACCGCGAGATCCTCGCCGCTTGCAAGGAGTTGGGAGAGTAGAATGAGCACAATCCTGCTGATCGTCCTGGTGCTGCTGGTTATCGGCGCATTGCCGACCTGGCCGTATTCCGCCGGGTTCGGCTGGTATCCCAGCGGCGGCCTGGGGCTGATCCTCGTTATCGTGCTGATCCTGGCGTTGTTGGGTAGAATCTAGCTTGAGGAGGAACGATAATGCCCGAACCGAAACCGACCCCTGAAGCGCTGCAGGAAGAGAGCGCCACGCTGATGACCCGCCTGCGCCTCCTGCTCGATGGCATCGATATGGCGATCCGCCGGGAAGCGAAGCCCAGTGACCTCGAGGCGTCCTGGCGCGAGGTCAAGGTGATCAACCGGCGGTTCAATGCGGTCCAGAAACAGATTCGCCGGGGCGTTGCGACGCGGTGACCGAGGCGGAGATGGTCAGAGAGCGGGAGCTGATGGACTGCGGCGCAGCGCTCGTGCCGTCACTCCGGCTGCTGCGCCCCCATGAAGCCCTGCGCGTGCTATCCTCGGCGCTTGTACAGACAACGGGTTGGCCGGAAGAAGAATGGCTGGCCCGGCACGACCGCACGGCGCCCGCGGTTGAAGGATTGCTGAACCGCTGCGAGGCGGCAGGCTTCTCGGATGCCGATCTGATCGTTGCTGCCTGTTACTTCCTCGATGCCATCAGCCTCTCGATGGAGCAATTTGAGGCAGCAGAGCGTGACCCCTGAAGGCCATCCGACAACCCAGGAAGAGATTCTCGCGGCGACGCAGAGCGAGGGCTTCCAGTGGCACAGCCGGCAATACCAGGAAGCCCACTGGCGGCGGGATGTGGCGCGGCAGGGTGAGATTCTCGCCGAGGTGCGGCAGCGCTACGGCGAGCGAATGGCGGCAGGGCTTGCCGAGTGGTACGCGGAAGAGTAGGATGATCGCATGAGCAAGGGTAAGAACTCGGAGAAGCGTTTCGCTGCTGCCGCGAAGCGGGCTATTGACACCGAAGTCGAAGAACGGCTGCCCAAAGAGCGCTCCCGCTGGCCGAAGTTGGGCGACCGGATCATCCTCCTGGCGCCGCACCGGCGGGCGGGTGAAACGGCGACGGTCGTCGGCTTCGATAAACCGAGCGATCTGCCCGGTGAAGAAACCCTCCCCCGCGTGCGCTTTGCGGATGGCCGGGAGATGCTGGTGCATGAACCCCAGTCCTGGACCCGCGCGTGACCAAAGCGAAGCTGGAACGACTGATGGTTCTGCAGATCAAGCTGGGACACGACGGCCCCGGTTACTTCGAGCACTCCGAGGAATATGAATTACTCATGGCCGAGTTCCAGGCGTGGGAGCCGGAGGGTCGGATGATCGAACAGATCAACGAAGTCCTGGACCGGTTCACCTACTGGACTGATGACAGCAACAACGCCGATCTCCTGGGCGATATCGTCCAGATCCTGGGCCGAACAGATATCCCCGGCTGAAAGTAATCTTTGATGGCGAGAGCAGCAGCGAGCTACCCCTCCGGCTATCCTTCCCGCACTGACGGGTGGCTGGGCTCCGGCCGCATTCGCCCGCTGCCCACGGCGCCGGCCACCGTGCCCACGGCGCCGCAGTATGAGCCGCTCCAGTTCGGCGCTACTCGCCCCTCTTACGATCTGGCGGGGATTGCGGCGAGCCTGGGTAGCTTCTGGCATGTCCCGCCGCGCATCGACCTCAATCTCGTGGTCAAGCTGCGCGAGTCAATCCCGCTCCTCTCGGGCGCGATCCTGCGGATGAAGCAGCTCGTCGGCTGGCCGGAGGTGGAAGCCGCTCCGCGTGTGAAGCGCGATATCGACAACTTCCTCAAGATGCTGCCCAACTGTCGCAGCCAGCAAGGCGCCAAGCCGTGGGGGCAAACGCACCTCGATAACTGTTTCACCTTTGGCCGCGCCCATACCGAGATTCTCCTGACGGCGACCCGCAGCGACATGCACAGCCTGGTGGAAGTGGACCCGCGCACCACCGCCTTCCGGCCGCTCCCCGACGGCTACAACCTGGCCGTGGCGCAGTGGCAGTATGGCGGCGGCACGCCGGTGCTGCTGTCGCCCGAGCTGACGATTACGACCGTCAACGATCTGCGCGGCGATGACCCGCAGGGCACGTCGATGATCGCCGATATCCCGTTCGTCGCCGACATCTACACGAAGATGCTGCGCGCGATGGGCTCGACCTGGGACCGCTTCGGCACGCCGACCTACTTCGTGAAGTGGAACCCTCCGAAGGACTGGAACGATCCGGCCGGCAGCCAGGTGAAGACGATCATGGCCGCGCCGCAGGCGCAGATGCAGCAGTGGGCCTTGAACAAGGCGAACGGAAAGAACTCGGACATTTTCCTGGCCGGCGACTTCACGATCGAGATTATGGGCGCGCAGGGCGAGACGCTCGAATTCTCCGAGAGTGCCCGGACCATCGCCGAGCAGATGTGCGCCCGGTGGGGCATCCCGCCGTTCATGTTCGGCTTCTCGTGGGCCAGCACGGAGCGGATGAGCACGGCGCAGGCGAAGGCGGTCACCGAGATTATTGACAACCTGCGCGATATGTTCGAGCCGAGCATTCGGCAATTGATCGAATTGCGGCAGGCGGTCACCGGCGGCGGCGGGAAGTTCACGCTGAAGTGGCCGGCGGTGAATCTGACCGACCTTCTGGACGTGGCGAGAGCCGATCTCATGGAGCAGCAGGCCGAACAGTTGAAGTTGGAGAATTTGCAATCGGCGGGCCGGCTGGGCATCTGGTCGATGGAAGAGATCGCGCAGCAGATCCGGCCGGACCTCGAGGGCCTCTCGCCGGAAGAGATCCGCGCCCGGCTGCCGGACCTGGCCGAGGCTGTGCCGGAGCCGGTCCCTGTGCAGGTGGCAGGGCTCAAGCAGCCGCCGGCCGACGCGGGGAATCCCGCGGATGAGGCTGTGTCGCGGCTGCTGGCCTACAACGGGAACGGGCACTGATGCCGCGCGGCGCTCCTGATCGCGGGATTACGGCCGCTCGAGCCGCCGCCGCCGAGATCATCGGCCCGTGGTATGCGAAGTACGCTTCTGATTCGATGGTGTTGAGCGTCTACGGGCATACGGAAGCAGAGCGCGAAGCGGCGACCGGCTATCTGCGCGGGCAGGAGCAGTTGGCGGACGAATGGAGCGATGACGGACCACTGTGGCACGGACATGCGCTCTGGGACGCCTTCATGGCTGGCCTGGATTACGGCCGGCGAGAGGAGACACGATGAACCGTAGCAAAATGATGAGCACTTCGAATTCACCGCCCCAGGTGCCCAGCCGGCCGGCAGTGGACCGGACGGCCTCCCCGCGCAAAGGCGAAAGCCAGGCAGCGGCCGGGAAGCGAGCGCGGGACGTGGCCCGCGACGCAGCAAGGCGGGCGGGCGCAAAGCCCTATGATGCAGGCTGATCCGATGAGCGTCTTAGTTATCCTCGTCATCATTGCGCTGCTGTTGGCGATCGTCTCGCTTTTCCCGACCGCCTCTAATTGGCCGCTGATCGCCGTCTCGATGATTCTTGTCTGTGTAGCCCTCCTCGTGGGGAAGATGCCCGGCTGATCGGAGACTTTTCCTAATGGCACTTACAACCACTGGCGGCAGCCTCGGCGCGGCGAATGCAGCGGTTTCGGTCGACGTCGAGCAGAACAGCACCTTCTCGGGCGTGGTGACGGGCACCTTCGTCGGCACGGTCACGTTCCAGGCGCTCTACGATCCGACGGAGGGCTGGGTCTCCGCGCAGACATTCACCCGGCCGGGCGTGAGTGCCGCTGCCGCGCTGACGGCGCCCGGCAACCGGATCATCAACACCGGCGGCGCGATCGCGGTGCGGGCGGCGATGACCGCCTACACCAGCGGCACGGCCGTGGTGACCCTCGCCGGCACGCCCGCCGCCAGCGGTGCCTCGAGCGGCGGCGGGGGCGGCGGGGCAGCGACGATTGCCGATGGCGCGGATGTGGCGCAGGGCACGACGACCGACACCGGGATCATCACCGACACGAGCGGCACGGTGATCGGTTTCCTGCGCGGCGCTATCCTCCGGTGGAATACGTACCTGACCCGCATTCCGGCCGCGCTCGTGAGTGGGCGTTTCGATGTGAACCTCGGCGCGGCGCCGGCCACGGTAACGGCGCAGGGCGACGTGGCGAGCGGCTCGGCTGACAGCGGCAACCCGATCAAAGAGGGGCGCGCGGCGGTCGCGCATGGCGCTGACCCGACTTCGGTCGCCGCCGGGCAGCGCACGAACCTCTATTCTAACCGTCACGGAATCCCGTTTGCTATCGGCGGGCACCCGAACGTGAAGACGTTCGCGCAGAACTACACGAGCGCCCAGACCGATACCGCGCTTGTCACCATTGCGACGGGTAACAAGATCGTCGTGACCTCAGTGATGGTCAAGTGCCATACGGCGAACACCGTCAATGTCAGTGCCCGCGTCGGTTTCGGCACCGCTAACGTGCCCGCTTACGGGAATGCCGGCCTGCTGCTGACCGATCCGGGGATCGCTCCGGGGTCCGGGAGCGGCCGGGGCAACGGCGCCGGCATCGTCGGCGTGGGCGCGGACGACGAAGATTTGCGCGTTACCGTGTCCGTTCCGACTGGGGGGTCGGTCGATTGTATGGCAACCTATTACGTGGTTCCCAGTTGATTGACTTGTACCGCTCGAGTCTTGACGGCAATCGAAAAAGAAAGGTCGTTTTGAATGGCTCTCTCGATCACCTGCAGTAAGATCAGCCAGAGCGCGGACAGCCATATTCACGTCGCCTTCGCCGATGGCGTTGAGCTGGAGTTCCTTTCCCGGACGGACGCCATCAACTGGGCGCAAGGGGCCGACGTGAGCGGCGCCGAGGCGCAGATGATGCTGCGGCGGCTCTTGATGAGCTGGTGGCTGAAGTCGGACCCCACGGCGGCCACCCCGGCGACCGTCATCGGCAAAACGATCACCGCCAACCTGACGCTCTCGAACGTCGTGACGGTGGGTTGACGTGAGCAACCTCCGGCAGATCCGTCTGGGGGCGCCGATTGCGCTGGGCTATACCGCGCTCGGCTTCTCCAATTATACGTTTGTCAACACGACGGATCAGGTGGAGTTCATCTTCCAGGTGCCCGATCCCGCCGACGGCACGCGCAGCGTCACTATCACCCAGTTGGGTTACCGCCTTTCCTCCGTCACCGGTACGAGCCCGGTCATGAAGATCAGCCTCCAGGGGGTGGATGCCTCCGGCAACCCCGACGGCACCATCAAAGGCGGCGGCTCGCCGGCCTCGCAGACCTTCACACCCGCCGGAACATCAACGTGGAATTGGGTCACGCTCGCCAACCCCTTCGCTGCCAGCGCCGGGGACTTCCTGGCGATTGTCATCGCCTATAGCTCCGGGACCCTGAACGGCGCCAACACGCCGATGTTTACGCTGATCTGCGCCTCCTCGAACAATAACGTCCTGCCGTACGCCATCCAGAACGTCGCCGGGACGCGGACGCGGCAGGCGCAGCAGGCGATTTACGGCTTCCAGACCGCGAGCAAGGCGTTCGGCTTCCCGCTGATGACCCAGACGGCCACGGCCTTCTCGACCACGAACGAGCGGGCGCTCCGGTTCTTCTTTGAGCAGGCGCTCGTCCAATCGTATAAGGTGGTGGGGGTGCGGCTGGCGCTCACGACCCCCGCCGCCGGTAAATCCGTCAAAGTGATCCTGTATCAGGGAACCACGGCGCTGCAGACGGTGACCTGGGATAGTGATGCGGTCGCCGTGAACGGCTCAACCCGGATGGTGGACCTCTGGTTCCAGGACGCATCCCTGACGACCTTGTTTGGCGGGCAGGAGTACCGGATCGGGGTCCAACCGCAGGATGCCAGTAACAACGTGGCGCTGCATCAACTCGACGTAACGACGGCGAGCGACCTGGAAGCCTATCCCGGCGGGCAGAACTGGTATCTCTCAACGCGGGCCTCCGGGGGTGCTACCGCCTGGACCGACGTCCTCACCTCCCGGCCGTATGCGGAGTTGATCGTCAGCGATTGGACGGTGCCTCCCCCTGGGATCATCGTGGCGGCTTGAAAGAGACCCCTTCGAGCTGTTCACCCGCGTCACGGAACAAGAAGAATGCTGAAACCCGAAGCCCTCGCCGCCATACTCGCTCTGTGCGCGCCCGCGGTGACCGTACAGGCCGCCCGCCCCGCTCCGGCGCATCCGAAGCCCCGGAGCCCCAAAGCGGCTCCTAAAGCGCCCATTCCGCTGAACTTTGGCGATCAGGTGCTGATCAATGGGGTTCTCTACACGATCGGCGCTGGTCTCGTACCCGCAACCGTGACGCCCCCGCCCCCGCCTCCACCACCGCCGCCCGCGCCCACCCTGACCGGCTACAGTCCGAACCCGGTGGCTGGCGGGCAGCCGTTCAGCCTCCTGGGCACGAGCTTCACCGATGCGAGCGCCACGGCGACGTGGAACGGGCTTTCCCTCGGGCTAATCCTCACCAGCCCAACCACGCTCTCCAGCACGGCGCCGGGCGTGACTTCAGCGATTACCGCGCCGGTGATCCTGACCACGAGCGGCACGCGGCTGATCGGGCCGAGCCTCACGGTGACGCCCTCGAGCGGACCGGCGCCGGACTTAACGGTGTACTCATTCAGGAACAGCAACCGGGACTTCAGCAATGTGTTCGCTCCGGGGCAGACGATCTACATCGAGGGCAAGGGCTTCGGAGCGCTCGCCGGGACCGTCTCGATCAACCACAAGCGGGTGCCGGTGGACGCCTGGAGCGATACGGAGATCCGCACAACGGTCCCGGCGCTCGACACCGGCCAGGCGCCGGGACCGGCAACGCTCGATATTATCCGCGTTGACCACGGCAGTTTTAACAGCAGTATGGCCTTCGTGATTCTGCCGCCGCCGGGACGGTTTGGGAACCGATGAAGCGGGAGAACCGGCTCGTGAGGCCCGTCTGCTGCCTCTGCGGCTATCAGGCCGACGAGCATGTCCTCTACGCGGCGCCGCTCTCCCAGCCGCCGCAGCAGCGCATCATCTGCGTGGAGTGCGCCGAAGAGATCTGCGACCTCCTGCACGATCGGCCGGACACGGAGCCCGAAACTGATGAAGCGCCATGAGTGAGCGGCTCTGTCAGGATGGCTGCGGAGAGATTCTGCCGGCGGATCGCAAGCTGCGGCGCTGCCGGGACTGCCACCGGGAATATAGCCGCTGGTGGCGCGAGCACAACCGGGAACACTATCGGGAGTATCACCGGCAGTGGCAGCGGGGCGTTTACGTGCCCGCGCTGCCGGCTTCCCTTCGCTGTGCACGCTGTGCGAAGCGGCTGCCTTCGGGCCGGCGCTCGCCGTACTGTTACGATTGCGAGCGTCGCTATCGCCGGGAAGTCGCCTGGAACCCGAACCGGCGCTGCTCGGGCTGCCGGGGGCAACTGGCGCCGGGCCGGCTCAACCACTACTGTCCTGACTGTGCAAGAGCCGTGCGCGAGGCCCGGTACCAACGCAGCGACCGGCCTTGTTCCGGCGGCTGTGGGAGCCTGATGCCGAAAGGGGCAAAGACGAACCGCTGCCGGGCCTGTCAGAAAGCGTATCGGGAGCAGAACCGCCACAAGATCAAGCTCTGCTGCGAGTGCCGGGAACTGGTGCCGGCGGGCTGGGTAAGCTACCGCTGCCGGGATTGTGAGAGCATCCGGGGCGTCGAGAAGCGGAACCGCCAGCGAGCCGAGCGAGACGCGGCAAGGGCGGCCGGAGATCGCTCTCCCGCCGCCCTCCGCCGCACTGGTGGATCTTCGTCCGATACCCGGTCGGTCTTCCCCCGGCCCTATGCCGGGGGCCTATAGGTGAGGACTCTGAGTTTATCACGGTGCGGCAAAAAAGAAGGAAACCGACCGATGCGCCTGAACACGCGCCGGGGCGCGGCTCATCCGAGCGCCCGGTTTGATGAGCCGGAAGTGGAGGCGATCCGTAAGGAGTTGGGTCAGGGCAAGCCGCGCGAGGTGATCGCGAAAGAGAGGGGCTGCGCGCCCTCGACGATCCGGCGGATCGAACGCGGGGAAAGCTACCGGGACGAATGATACAATAGCGGTGAGAGCAGTAGTACTCTCCTGCGATAGCAGCGAAGCCCGCTGGGGCTGTGGAGGCACCCGGCGGGCTTCGCTGTGTCTGACGGACGGTTGAGCCCCGACGCTCACGTTCAACGCCCCTCAGCCTCGCACGGGGCTCGGGAGCCTCATACTGACGGCTCCCAGCGTCGCAATGACGCACTCAATGGCCCCCATTGAATCCTGCCCCAAATCAGGGAGCGGGTCATCGCGCGATTAACCCAGACGAAGACGCTCGCCGCTTCCCTCTACGGCTTTATTCTATCCCCCTGGCTCTTCCCCGGTCAAGATCTAGCGCAAAAAAGAAGCCGCCCCATTATCGAAGCGGCTGCATCCACAAAAGAAGCGAAAAGGAATAGGGAATACTAGCAGTGACGCTCCTCCCTTCGCTCTTCTACCCAGAACCTCCTCCAAAAAAACCACCCCAAGGGGCCTTGACGGAACGTAATCCCTTCGATTAGAACCGATTCCAGCATAACCCTACATCCCCTCCTTCCGGGGAGCCTGATAAGTGCCGGGGGCGGCCGTGCCCCGTCCCCGGTCCTTTCACTGCGGAGATACGCTGATTCCGGTACACGAATGTACGCTCGACGGAAAACCTGGGTGGCAGTGGGGCGATCAAGGAACCTGCTACACTTTTGACCCCGGCAGCGAAGCGAGCCGCAACGAAGCGAAGCGGAAAGCGCACGTCCAGCAGTACGCTGCCGAACAGAACGGCGCGAAGAGCATCGTCGCCGAGAAGTCGTTTACGGTCAAGCACCTCGAACCCCTCGCCGCTGATGACGCCCTCACCGCTATCAACCGCTTCACCCGCCGCTCGGTGACCGCCGAAGAGGTGTTCATCGGCAGGGCGAGCCTCGCCAACGATTTGCACGACAAGAGCGGCGAGCGGTTCCCGCCCGCTTACCTCGAGCGGTTCGCCGAGACGATCATCGGCGCGCCCGTGTTGGAAGCGCACGACAAGAAGCGCTCCGGCGTGGGCAAGTGGTTCGGCGCGGCGGTCGAGAAGGACGCCGCCGGGTACTCGCACCTGATCACCGATTTCTACTTGGACGCCAGAAGCGACCTGGCCCGCCGCGTCGATCTGGGCATTGCTAGTGACGTCTCGATCGGCGTGATGGTCCCCAAGGGAGCGCGGGCGTGTGACCTCTGCGGCAAAGCCTATGACGGCGGCTGCACGCATAACGTCCTCGAGGAATACGCCGGAAAGGTCTGCACCCTGACTTACGGCGGCGATCTGAAGCGCGTGCGGGCGATCGAGGGCAGCTTTGTGGGCATCGGCTGCCAGCACGGCGCGCAGGTGATGCGCGCCAAGGTCTGGGCGCCGGGCGGTTTGTGGGTTGATGACGAGCGAGAATCTGCGGCTGTCGATCTATCGTGGGCCGCGCCAGGAGATGAGATGGAAAAAGCCGAGCTGGAAGAGCGCGTCAAGGTGCTTGAAACGGAGAACGAGCTGCTGAAGAAGGACGCCTCCCTCATTGAAGACGGCCGGGCGTTCCATGCCTATCTGCTCGAGGACATCACCAAAGCTTACGGGATCCTCAAGCAAGACCCGGCACCGATGGTCAAGTTGCTGACGAACGCCGACGTCGAGACGCTGCGGGAGCACCGCACCGGCCTGATGGCGCAGATCGACGAGAAATTCCCGCCGTCCCCGGTCAGCAAGCAGATGGGCGAGGGCGGGACTGAAGCGCCGCCGGATGGGGGCCGATCAGCGAAGGCGAAGCCGCTTAACCCGTTCTTCGCCGGGCAGGGAGTGAAATAGAAATGGCTTTTGCAGAACCCGTTTCCGGCGATCGCTTTGCACCGCGCGCCGGCTCCATTGTGCCGAAGAAGCCGGGCGCCGCTTATACGACGCCGCTGGTCGGCCATCTCGTCAAGCAGGATACCGGCGCCAACGACTCGGTCGTCCAGTGCGCCGCGTCCGACGTGCCGCAGTATCTCGTGCAGTCGATCAACTCCTCGAACGGCACGCTCTCCTGCATCATCCTGAAGAAGTCGATCCAGCTCGTCTTCGAGTACGCCGGCAGCCCGACGCGCGGCCAGGGGATCCAGATGAACGACCCGGCGGTCGTCGGGACGATCAAGATCGGCGGCAACGTGCGAGACAAAGTGAAGGGAGTCTCCGCTGCTTCCGGCGTCGGGCTCATCCAGGCGCTCGACTCGCCCTCCACGGGGCTGTTGACCGTAGAATTCGGAGCGAACTGAGATGAGTTGTCAAGTTTTCTGTAAGAGCCTCGACGGCGACATGTACAAGGCGGGCCGGGACTGGGAAGAGGACGGCGTGAAGTGCAGCCCGCTCCAGTTCATGGGGATGGAAGCGCAGAAGAACGGCGTCTGGCCGGAGGACGCCGAACTCGACCGCCTGACCGATGCCCTCGTCGCCAAGTATCAGATCAAGGCGCTCGAGCCGCGCCGCCGCCGCCTCGCCCGCGAGCACGCCGCGCACAAGTGGATCGTCGATACCTACTTCAAGGAGTACGGCGTCGAGCCGGAAGGCGAACTCTCTCCGACCGTGGAGAAAGCGTTCAGCGTGGTTCCCGCCAACCTGACGCTCTTCCCCTTCTTCTGGGACAACATCATCGTCGAGGGCATCCTCCAGGTGCCGATGCTCGACGCGCTGATCGCCGAGACGGTCTCGATCAACTCCGGCACCGCCGTTCACCTCGCCTTGAACGAGACGCAGGCCGACCGGACTATGGGGGAGACGGGGGAGTTTGCGACCTTCCAGGAAGTGAACGTGTCTTCGACCGAGAGCACCGTCCGGCTGAAGAAGTTCGGTGCGCAGATCACGGTCAGTGACGAAGCGCGGCGGCGGCAGCGGCTGCCGGTGTTCGAGCGGTTCTACGCGCGTTTCGGTCGCCAGATCGCCCTCGACATCACCGACCTGACCCTCGAGACCCTGATCAACGGCGACACGCAGTGGGGCGGCGCGTCGGGCGCGGCCAGCACCACCCCGACGGTAGCGAGCGGCAGCCCGACCTACGGCGATTACATCGCCCTCTGGATGTCGTTTACGGCCGGCTACCAGCCGACTGACCTGATTCTCGGCAAGAACGGCATCACGAAGCTGATCAACATTGCCACCTTCCAGGACCCGCTCTCCGGCTTCAAGTTCCAGGCCGAGGGCAGCTTGCCGATGCCGTTCGGGCTCAACCTGCACCGCTGGGATCAGACCCGCTCGACGGCGTGGTCGGCCGGCACCCCCGGCGATTCGACCAAAGCGGTGATGCTGCAGCGGGACCGGGCCGCCGTCCTCTATCAGGAGGGCGGGCTGGCGACGGAGACGGACCGCGACCCGCGCACGCAGAGCACGGCCGTGGTGACCAGTTGGTATGTGATCCCGGCCATCCTCGACCGGAATGCCGTGCAGGTGATGACGGGAGTCGCATAAAATGCCTATCCCTGCTTATTGGAGTGGGCGGCTCGTCGCCGGCGACCTGAGCCCGGATTTCGCCCTGCCGGCGGGGAGCATCGCGCAAGGGGGGCTGATCCCGGATAAGATCGGCCTGCCGTTCACGAACAAGACCGGGGGCACGCTGACCGCGGGGACGCTCGTCTACGTTTCCGGCTGGGACGCCGGCACGGATCGGCCCTCGGTCACGAAGGCTTCGGCCAGCGCGTTGGGGACTTCTGCGCGCTGGATCGTGCTCGCCGATACGCTGAACAATGCGTCCGGCACGATCGGCCAGCACCTCTCCCTGACGGCGCAGAACACGAATGCCGCGAACGTCGGCGATCCCGTCTATTTGAACACGACGGCGGGCGCGTTCACCCTGACCAACCCGCCCGCCGCGCCGGTGATGTACCAGCAGGTGGGCACCGTCCGCACGAAGTCGGCGACGGTGGGCATCGTCGAATTGCGCATCCTCGGCCAGCCGCTCGAGCAGCCGTTGGAGAAGCCGCAGGGCTTCTTTCCGACGATCGCCACCACCGGCACGACGGAAAGCTCGCCGATTCGCATCGCCCGAGGCGGCGGTATCCTCGGTATCAACCTGGCTTTCCTGACGGCACTTCCCGTCAACGGCACGAATTATGTCACCTTTGCGGCCAACAACCGTTCGCAAACCAAGCTATTAACCCAGGCTGTGGTTGCTAACTCGACGAACACCGGCGGCACGGCCATCACGCAGTACGGAGGGTATCCGCTCACGTTGACGGCGACGGCCGGGGACCTGCTGGCGGTTGCCAATGATGTCGTGACCGTGTCGGCTACGGTCACAGGTACGCTCGGGGGTGCGCTCGGCCCGGGCAGCGTCTCGCTGGTTTACGCGCCGAACTAAGGGCTATGGTGCTGGTTCCGAGGGCAAGCGCCCTCTTCGATTCAGTCGATGGAGGCGGGCGATTTGCTCCCGCCGCCATTGCAACTCGGCGGGCTCGACGCGGCGGGGAGCGAGGCGCTTCTCCTCCTCGATATGTTCGCGAAAAGCGAGAGCGAGCCGCGCTTGCGCACCTTTGATAACCAGATGAGGAAGAACGAGCGTCAGAATCTGGCAGGCCGCCGCATTGTGCGAGGCCCAGATATGGGACGGCTTCCAGCGTTCCGGGCAGGCCTGGCGGTCCCTGTTGTCCGTCCACGTCACGCCGCCAAAACGCTCGTGTATCCAGTCGATCAAGCGCCGGTCGGTATTCGTAATCGTTATGCGGATCGCATGACCGTCGCTCCGGCGATCGCCGCGCTTTCGACGGTAGATGCCGATGCAGCCCTCCCCGTCGATGATGGCGGCCATGTAGCCGATCTCGGCAGGCGAAAGGTCTGGAAGCGATGGAAGCGGTCGAAACAGCTTCGAGGCGCGCTGCGCTTCCACTTCTTGACGGGACAGGTAGACCCCTGTCGGCGTTGCGCCAGCAAGCTTATAGGTTCGCAGCGCGGTGAACTTTCCCGCTTTAAGCCTTCTGTTCACCCCGCTCCGCTGAATGCCGATGATCTCTGCCGCTTCGCCAATCGTGATCCAGTCGCCCGACTCCAGTTGGCGAGCGCTGTCACAAAGATCGGTGACCTGCTGCGCCAGCACGAACATGGCGCGGCGCTCGGGGTCAATGATCGAGATCGCGGTGAGGTGGTTCTTTCTGATTCGCGTATAGACGCATTGCACGCTCGTGCCCAGGAGGTCCGCCGCTTCACGCACCCTTATCCATTCATCCATCTTTCGTCTCCTAGTACAGCATAGCAGACAGGCATCAAGGATTACTCAAGTCAAATGCCGCTAACTAATGCAGCGACGGTAGAGCGTGATGGCGGTCTTATCTGGCAACTCTTCCAGCCAGTGGGGATCACCGATCAGGCCGGATTAGACACGCTGGTCACCGAGAAGATCGTCGTCGCTGATTACTGGCTGCAGCGCCGCCTCGGCTCGAACTATAATCTTCCCTTCGCTAGCGCCCAGGCGGTCCAGGCACAAGCGGAATCATACATCACCCTTCATTATCTGGTACCGATCCTCCAGGCGTGCAAGGTCTATGGAACGAACTATCCGATCTGGAGTGAGGAGAGCGAGAACTATAGCCTGATCGTGCAGCGGGATTGGCGCGAGGAGGCCCTGGCGCTGGTAGACGAATGGATAACTCTAGAGAATATGGCCGGCGGCGGCTTCGCCCTCCCTTATTTTGGCATAACTCAGCCGGTGCCGATCCTCGAGGACGGAACCAACGGGCTCGATCCGCTGATCGTGCTCTATGAAGAGGCGCTGGCTCGGGCTCGGGGCTTCTCGAACCTCGACACGGGAACGGTGATCCGCTGATGGATGCCCTCGAAGCTGCTGCCCTCTGGGCGCGCCGGCGGGGCGCCGTCAACGGTCAGGTGCGGCAAACGGTGCGGCACCTGGGCGAGCGAATGCACGCGGTCTCCTTGAAGCACATGGACCGGGATATCTATGCGAAGCCGGTCGATCGCAGCAGCACCGGGCGCCCGCTGTGGCATCGCACGCGGGATCTGCGTGCGGCCGAGCGACCGGAGTATGCGCCGGATGGCGCCGGGGTGAAGCTGGTCAACGCCATGACCTATGCCGAGCCGCGCCACGAAGCCGGCAAACCAGGCCGGCGGCTGACGAAAAGGCCAGCGCACTGGCGGGACGAGATGCGGGAAGAACTCCGTCAGGAGATTCCCGACGCGCTGCACGCGATGAACCTCCGCATCTTGCGCGGCGGTTAAAAGCCGGCGGGGAGCTTCGATGCCCCGCATGGATCGGGCCGGCAGGGAGCCTATGCCCTGCGTGTGAGGGAGGGACGCCATGCCGCGTTTCACCGGCAAGAACGCCGCTTTATACCTGTCTACGGACGGTGGGTCTACCTGGGCCTGGATTCCCGACGTCTACGAGATCGTCCTCGAGACGCCGCTCGTCATCTTTACGGCGCGCATCAAAGGGGACGTGATCGCCCGCCGCGTCCCCTCGCATCTCGGCGAAGCCACGCTGGCCGTCCGCCGGTTCGTGACGGGACTCAGCCAGCTCGCCGCCCGCGCCATCCTCGCTAACAACAGCTTCAACGGCTCGCTCGTCTTCGCTGAAGGGCAGCGGCTCTCCTGGGCGATCGTGGGCGCGGATCCCGCGTTCCCCACGGCCGGCGATCCGGCCGGCTTCACCGGCAACGCCAACATCAAGGCGCAGGGGACTGGCTACGTCGAGCGCGGCCGGTATGGCTTCCCCCGTGACAGAATCGAAGACGACTTCACCATTGCGGTCGACACGATTCAGAGTATGGTCTAATGAGACGATCCAGCAACCCTGACATGCCCTTCCCCGGCGCAGCCCCGCCGACCGATGCAACCGCCAAGCGCGGCCTGGTGGTTGGCGCCTTCGCCGAGTGCTACCTGTTCGGCGCGGTCGTCGCCAACCTCTTTGACTGGGAGTTGAAGCCGGTCTGGGACTATGCGAACCTGACCGCGCACGGCGATTACTGGCAGGTGAACGCCTTCCTCGACGGGGGCTGGACCGCCCGCGCCCGCGGCTATCTGACGCTCCTGGGCGCGACCTACCTCACCGCGTCTCTGCAGACGGTTTCCAGCGTAAAAATCCCGCAGAGCCTGACCTTTACTGGCTACACGACGCTCGGCGGCGCGACGACGGGCGCCAACCCGTTTAAGATCTGGGAAGGCCCCTGCTTCATCAAGGATTTCGCGGCGATGGCGCCGATGGCGCTGTTCGAGCAGGAGATCAACGTGATTGGCAGCGGCAACCCGACGACTATCGCATGAAAACCAAGCGACGTAACCTGGACCGCGAGCGCCTGCGCCAGAAGCCGCGCCTTCGCAAAGAATGGGTCGAGATCGAAGCCGGCGACGTCTGTGTGTGGGGCATGAACGCCGCGCAGATGCTCACGCTCGGCGAGCGGATCCAGCGGCCCGCCGGCGACCCCCGCGGCGGCGTCGACACGACCGGCGCCGGCCTCTGGCTCGTCCTGCTCTGCACGCACCTGGGCGACGAAGAAGACAGCCCGCTGGTCTGGAACGATCAGCAGATCGGCGAGATTGCCGCCCTTTCCGCCGAAGACTTCCGGGTCCTCTCGGAAGCAGCGCAGAACGTCAATGGACGAGGGACGCGGATCGTCGAGGAGGTGCGGGATTTTACGCCAGCGACCGGGGCGCCGAAACCCTCGGGCTGACGGTCTTCTGCATCGAGCAACTGCACCGGCTGCCGTCCGAGCTCGAGGAAGTGGCCTACGCCGATCTCATGAACGCGGCTATCGCGATGAGCATCGTCAGTGAGCGGCGCGACCGGGAAATGCGGCGGCGGTCAGGGGGACTCTGATGGCAGTCATCCGGGATATCATTGAGACGGTGCTCCAGATCACCGGCGGCGCGCAATACGTCGGCCAGATGGCCGCCGCCGCCCGCAGCGCCGGCCTGCTAGCTCAGGCGACCGCCGCCCTCAACGCCACGCAGGACGTCCTCCTGGGCCTGCTCGGCACCGCCGATCCGCTGCTTGCCGGCCTGATTGTCACCTTCACGGCGCTGGCGGCCGTCATCGGCGTGGTGACCGCCAGCCTCGTCGCCTTCAGCCGCGAGGCGGAAAAGCTGTTCACGACCGGCGTCATTCTCAAAAACACGGCCTCATCCCTGACCTTGCCCCAGGTGCAGCAGTTCGCCCAGCAGACCTCCGAATCGACCGGCCTCTCGCGGCCTGGCATCGAGGGGACGGCCGGGCTCCTGGCGCGCACCGGGGTGAATGGAGAACAACTCCGCTCTCTGCTGGGGACGATCGCCGATACGGCGCGCGGGACGGGGCATAGCTTTGAGGAAGTGGGCCGAGCCATCGAGCACGGCATTCTCGGCCATATGCGGGGCCTAGCCGAATTCGGGATCGCCCTCCAAGACACAGGCAGCAAAGCCGCGAATCTAGCTTTGATCCAACGGCAGCTTCAGATCCGGTTTGAAGGAGCGGCGGCAGCGTTCCGCCAGACGCTTCCGGGCGCCCTCGATGCTTTCCAGGCCAGCCTACAACGCTTCCTGTCGGGGCTCGGCGAGCAGTTTGCTCCGGCGGCCGTTCGCGTCCTCAACATGATCGTCACGGTCATCGATTTTCTCACCAGTCATATCGAGCAACTGGCGGATGCCATCGCCTTCATTCTCGGCGGGCCGCTCGGGCTCGCATTCCTGCAGGTTGCTCAGGCAGCGGATGCAGGCAGTAATCCGATGGCGCAGGTTGGGCATGGCGGCGACCCGGCGACGGAAGCCACCGCGCAGCAGATCGCTGATAACACGGCGCGGATGGCCGACGCGGTTGAGCAGCAGGTTCTCGGGGGCAGCGGCGAGGTCGTCAGGCAGAGCTTTGGCTATCTCCACGCCCGGCTCGCTCTGAACATCTGATCTGTCTCAATGATTGAACTCCCGATCGAAACGAGCCGGGTGCATGGCGAGCAGGCAGAAGAAATCATAGATGACGATAACGCCTAGGCCCGCATGAGCCAGCCAGGTCATTATCAACACGAAGGCGCCGAGCGCGGGAGAGAGCGCCGCTAAGAGCGTGATCAGCACGAGGCCAACCGGCCAGGCCGCCAGCGCGACAATCGCGTACATCCGGCCCCACGGGGCACGGCCCAGATAGAACCAGTGGGCTCCGAGCAGCCCAAGAAAGAAGCAAAGCACCATGGCCGTGTCCTTGCGCCGAAAGTTCATCGCAGCAACTCCTTTGCTTTCAGCGTAGCGCTTCTTACAAGCGTGCGTCTACTTTCCTATGCCAGCACCCGCCAATATCCAGGTTGTCTTTGACCATGGCCTGAAGCAGATCGACGAGCCGGGTTTCGGGAAGATGATCCGCTCGAAGGAGCTGGCTTCGTTCGGCAACGCCCACAACGACGTGAACGGCACGCAGACGCTCTGGGCGGACCCGCAGGGCCAGGTCGTGATGCTCAAGCCGCGGCAGATGGATTCAACCTGGCTTGATTCAACGCAGGCGGTCCCCTGGATCATCCGCCTCGCACAGATGGATGTGAACGTCACGGACCTGGCGACGTTTGCGATTCAGGAGAAGCCGGTTTTCGGGAACACGGCGAACCCCTGGATCTACCACATCGCCACCGCCGTCGGTTATTACCCCGCCGCCCGGCCGCCCGAAGAACATCCCTTTCCGACCACCGATCCCTCCCTCACCGGCATCAGCCCCGGCTACGATCCGGTGGCGCTCGACGCCCTGACGGTGCGACCCAATGCCGGCTATGCGCTGCCGGCCACCGTGCCGCCGCCGCCGCCGACCGCGCCGCCGACCCCCTCGAAGACGATCTCGACGACGACGGGCAAGTTTCTTGTCCAAACCGGCTCGCTGGCCGCCAACCAGGGCTTATTCCTCCGCTGGTATCAACAGCAGTCCGGCCTCGGCTTCCCGCCCGTCTATCGGTTCTACATCGGCCAGTTCGCGCTCGACATCAAGGATGTGGTCGTTCAGGTCTACCAGGACATCAGCCAGTCCGGCGACCGGAGCAGCTTCAAGCACGTCGCGACCCTGCCGCTGTTCACCGTCAACGATTTCTCGCTGGCGCGCACGTCCATTGCCTATCGCTGGCAGGCGATCACCGGCAACTATGACGCTGCCGCCGCCCATGACCGCTGGCTGATGTGGCTGCCCTTCCGGCGCAATCAAGTCCTTCTCTACTCTTCGATCGGGCAGAGTGCGCTGATCGAAGTGCGGCCGACGCCGCAGCGTCTGGCGGACAACTCGGACTGGGACATCGTGCGGGCCGACAAGCTCGCGGTCTGGGTCCTCGCCCCGCATTGGAGCCGCTTTCAGATCCAGAAGCTTGCCTATTCGGCGGTGCTGGCGACGGCCGATTTCCCGTACGTGCTGCTCGACTTCACCCCGGCGGCCAACCCTAACCTCGAAGTCTACGCCGATACCGACCATGGAACGTCGATCACCGTCACGCAGAGCAGCCCCCCTTCCTACACGCTGCCGGTGAACAACGCGGACGACTGCCCGCCGATCCCCTCCGGGATCGCTTCGATCCAGGCGCGCCGCTATGGGTTTCAGGCCGTCTTCGCCTCCTCGCCGGCCGTATTCAACAATGACGCTGCCTTCACGCCGTTCTTCTACAACTTGAAGGTCACTCGCGATCCGACGCTCATCGCCTCCCTCGCCACGCCGCACCCGATCAACGATGCGACGGCGAGCCCGCCCTCCGGCGCCAGTATCCTGTCGGCCGAGTTCACAGTCGGACTCAAGCCGGGCGAGGGGAAAGCGACGATCGCCGTCGCTGACTTCAAAACCTATGATCTCAACAACTACTACTACCGCTCCGGCAACCCGATCCAGATCAAGCGGGGCGGGACGGCGGCGTTCACCGGCTACACGCTGCCGCCCGGCGTCGAGCCGCTGAAGTTTCAGGATACCCACCCGCGCCGGCTCATCTTCACGGCCGCTGACCGCTGGTGGCAGCTCACGAAGACGTTCTTAAGAGACAACAGGGACTGGACCGGCACCGGGCATCAGGACGCCGTGAAGACCGTCATGCAGGAGGGCGGGATCGATACGACCGGCATCGACACACCGGCGGGCGCCGGCTTCAACACGACTATGGGCCTCGTCTCACCACAGCAGGATCTCGCCACGGTCGCCGAAGGCCGCACGAGTGGTCCCTGGCAGCCCCGGATCGGCGAAACCGCCGCGTCCTTCATTCAACGAATAGCCGAGCATTTTTCAGGATGGGTGGTTGGCTTCCAGGCGGACGGGACTCCGTTCTACTTCCCTCGATACTTCTACACGGCCCCGGAACTCACTTTCTATGAAAACAAAGCGGCTGCCGATGCTGCCATGGTGGCGACTCCGCTTTACTATCGAAGGATCGTGTTCTCGACCATTGAACCGGAAGCCAATGCGGTCATGGTCGTCGCCAACAGCAAGCAGAACGGCCAGCGCCTCTACTCCAGCGTTTTCATTGACTTCGCTTCAATCAGAAATAAAAACGTGGTGAACTACTTAGGCCGGTACAAGCCAGAAATCGTCGAGATCTTCGGCGCCTATTCCTGCGCCGGGATCAACTGGGCAGCGCGAACGATCTGGGATCAGACCCGCCGCCGGCACGTTCTGGCGAAGGTTGAGGTCGATTATGATCCGGGGCTGAAGGTAGGCCATGTGATCGAACTGCACGGTTATGGGCTCTATCGCATCCAGTCGATGCACATCAAGTTCGATAAGCAGACCTGGCACCATTGCGTTCTCGAGGCCGAATTCGTCGAAGCAGGGTTCGGGTTACCCTCCGGGAGTCCCACCTGATGGCCGACCTTGCCTCCGAGCTGCGGCACGCGATCGAGGCGACTATCCAGCAGCGCCTCAACGCGCAGGCGGTCCAACGCGGCTGGGATGAAGGGGCGAGCGCCCGCGCCGCGCTGGACTCGCCGACTGGTGCGCCGCCCGATCCCGGCTTCGTCATCGCCTTTGCCACGGGCTACGATGGCACGCTGACGACGGCCGCCTTTACCTTTGGCATCTCGGTGCTGGGCGGACCGGACATTTTAGTGTGAGCCACATTTATCGGTCGCAGATTACTTTCGGGAACGTGCTCGTTAGCCCGACGCCCGACCCAACGATTGTCACGGTCGTCCCGATCGGGCGGAACTGCAATGTCTTCCAGGCTTTCATGGTGCTGATGGTCACGGACGGCCGGGGCAATCAGTGGGCGGCGACGGGCGGCGTGACGGCCGATACGGTGGCGGGGATCACGGAGTTTCACGCGCGGTATGAGCTGTTCTACCGGCCCCGGCTCTCCCCGTTCGATCCGGGGGCGGACCCGTTCACCTGGGCCGAGTACGGAACGCCGGCAGTCGTTGACGAGACGCCGGGCGGCGGCGGCGCCGGTTACACGAGTGGGGGGACGCTCGCCATCGAGAAAGACTTCGGGAGCAACCAGATAACGCTCATCACGCCGGTCGGCAGCGTGACGCGCCTGCTCAACGAGAATGACAGTATCTTGAACAACAGCGCCTTGAACGATACCTACATCTATCCGTTCGGCCATGGGGCGACCTTCATTCTGCCGGCCGATGGCATCCATTCGCCGGAGGATGTAGACCATCAGGTGCAGTTTCACGACATGCAGGCGCGGCGCGATACCACCGTCTTCTTCTCGATCCCGATGACCGCAGCGGACCCCGGCACCTGGTTCGGGTTCACCAACGATGGCTTTGACGTGGATGGCAGCGGCAAAACGCTGCCCCCCGCCTACCACGCCGAGACACAGTTGACGAGCCGGTTTCTCATGGAGCAAATGGTAGCGATTGCGAACTATCCTGCCCCCGGTCCTCCGGGGCCGCTCGCGCCTTTCCAGAAGGGGAACATCTGGCGCACCTATGCGACGGCGCCACCGATCTCGAACGACACGGACATGGATATCGCCCGCTCGCATGGGGTCGTCTGGCGCGGCGGGCCGGACGTCCGTGATGGAAGCGTCATGCTCGTCCAGCGCACCTTCGACAACGCGGGCTCCTGGGAGACGTGGACGGCGTTTTCCGATCCGCTAACCTCGAACAACTCACCCACGGTGACGTGGTATAATGAGCGCGTCAACCTGACCTGGTTCGATGGAACGGACATCCGAGAATGTCATTCCGTCGATGGGGGGATCAACTGGAGCGTGCCCACCACTATCCCTTTTGTCGGCACCAACCCGCGCCGGGTCGTCGATCGCACCGGCGGCGGCGCCTTCTATTTCTACTTTGACGGGAACGACCTCAAAGTCGTGATCAGCTACGATTCGGGAACGAGCTTCGATGGCCCCTATCTGGTGGCCTCGGCCGTCGGCGTCCAGCAGATCGATGCGGAGTTCGTGCCCGACGGCAGCCTTGTGGCCTCCCTCTTTGTGGCCGGCGTCTGGAGCCAGTATCGCTCCCGCGACCTGGGTCATTCCTGGAGCTAAGGTATGCCTCCGAATGTCTTCGTGGGCCATGTTGACGGGGACATTCTCCCGGCGGCAGACTGGAATTCCAACTGGACCCTTACCGAGACCTCGCTGCTGGACCATGGCAGCTACATCGTCTCGGGCCTCGCCGTAACGATCGGCACCGGCCTGTCGGTGAACGTCGCTCTGGGCCATGCAGTCATCGGCGCTGACATCAACTTCGCGGCTCCCTTCGTGATTGGTTCGCTGGCGGACAATACGACCAATCACGTCTACGTTCTGCAGAATGGTACGGGGACGTCGAACACGACCGGCACCGCTCCGGCCAACTCCGCGAAGCTCGGCACAGCAACGACGGCCGGCGGTGTGGTGACCTCCGTCGCCATGGGCCGGACTTCCGGCCGGCAGCAGTTCCAGCAGCCCCAGAGCCTCGTTCCCGGCGGCCTGGCCTCCGGCATCACCTCTGCCGGCCATCCTGCTTCGATTGATCTGGCGCAATGGAACGCCACGGCGGCCGAGGGCAAGACCGTGTTCGGCGTGCTCCCATCCGGTGCCGTCCCCGCCACCAGCCCGCCGGTCACCTATACGCTCAACGACGCCAACCAGAACACCGTCCAGCCGGTCCTTACCCTCGAGCACACGTACAACGCGGGGGGCGGCGCCACCGGCATCGGCACCGAGCTGGACTTCAGCGTTGAGACCTCGACCAACGGCACGAACAAGATTGCCGCGAACCTCCAGGCGACCCTGACCGATCTGACGCCGGCGACCGCCACCGGCAAGCTCGCCCTGCGCGTCATCGCCAACAACGCCCAGGTGACGCCCCTCACGGTCGCTACGGGCGATATCCGGATCCCGCAGGCTACCGTCGCCAGCAGCCAGCACGGCCTCCTGAATATCGGCAGCGGCGGCTTCGACGGCAGCGGCGGCCACTTCACCGGCGATAGCCCCGGCACGCTCCTGGCGATGAACGCGCCCTCGGGCTATTCCGGGACCTACATCGATGTGCAAAAGAATGCGGTCAGGCTCCTGTACCTCGATCAGTTCGGCACGCTGTTCCGGTTGTCGGCGCCGGTGGGCACCGCCAATGACGGGCAGTTGAGCCTGGGGCCGGACTTCGCCCACTTCGATGGATCCTCCGGTGGGCACTTCGTGGGGAATGCCAATGGGCAATATCTGGCGATCAACACGGAGACCGGGTTTGCGGGCGATCTGGTTCGCTTCCAGCACCACGGCAGCGACCGCTACCGGCAGACGGACAGCGGCGACGTGACGGTGACCTACTCGGATGCCGGCACGACCAACGAGCCGAATACGCTCACCTTGCAGCACCGCTCGAGCGGCACGCCAGCCGCCAGCTTCGGGAATACGCTGCTCATCAGGGCGCACAACGGGAGCAACACGGACACGGACCAGTTCGTCCTCCAGTCGGGCTGGAGCACCGCCACGGCCGCCAGCGAAGCCAGCCTCGCGATCTTCAGCATCATGCGGGCCGGCGCGCGAACCGAGGTCCTGCGGCTCAACTCGACCGGGAATGGGCGGGTGCAGTTGGCGCAGGACTTCGCACACGTCAATGCCAGCGGCGCGATGGGCTGGTTCAATACGACTCCGGCCACGAAGCAAAGTGTGACGGGCTCGAGAGCCGGAAATGCGGCCCTGGCATCGCTCCTCACCGCCCTGGCGACTTACGGTATCGTCACGGATTCCAGCACCGCCTAATGTCTTGAAGCGAGCGGCTGATTCTGGTAGGCTGTGTTTATGCGCTCTCCCGATCCTAATTCCCGTTATGTGCCTCGTTACGAGGCCACCGAGTTCCCGGCTCCGATCAACACCCCTGTGGGTAGTTCCAGGACGGAGCCGGGAACACTTCCTCACCCCGCCGAAGCGGTCGAAGCGGCGGCGCTGCTGGCCCTGCTGGGGCGCGTCGAGCGGCTCGAGCGGATCATCCGCCAGATGGGCCTCGACCCCGAGTTTCATTTCGACGGCACGCCGAGGACGAAACCGTGACAAAGCGAGTCCTGAAATATATGGTCCAGGCGATTCTGGGCGTCTATGATGAGGACGGCAACCTGATCGATGAAGAGGTCCAGCCCGTGGAGCCGATTTACCATCGGTTCGGGATCGCTATCGAGAACCTGACGGCGCGGATCGAGAAGCTGCAGCAGGCCGCGCCGGAGCAGCGGCGATGAGCGCTCCTCCGGCAGTCCACTCCTGGCGAGAGAGCCTTCCCGCCCATCCCGACGAGCACCGCACCGGAGCGGTGTGGCTGGAGTATGACCCCCGCGACTACCGGGCACTCTGGCTGCCGGAGATCGCCACCCTGACGCGCCTGGCGACGGGAGGCGATATCTCGCTCGCGGGGCTGGTGAAGGAGCCGCGGCTGAATCAAGGCAGTGAGGGGAGCTGCGTCCCGGCGAGCAGCGAGGGAACCTGCCAGCTCGCCCACAGCGCGCTCGATGGCTCGTGGCCGCCCTATTCGATCCACGAGCTTTACGCGGAGGCAGGGGGTCATGGTTCGGATGGAGTGGACGTCCGTACCGTGATGCAGATTTGTATCGAGAAGGGAACGCCGCTTGCCTCTGGCGCCAGAGATAACGTCATCAAGAGTTATCTCTTCGTGGACCGGGCGCCGAGCGTGTTCGAGGCGCAGGTGACCGCGGCATTGACGGCCGGACATCCGGTCCTCGTCGCCTCGCTCCTGCCGATCCCGTTCGGGTGGAATACCGGGATGGCGTTGAGTTCCGGGTACCACCAATACATAGGTATCGGAATCATGACCGATCCGGCCGGGAAGCGCTGGCTGATCATTCAAAATAGCTGGGGGGATTCCTGGCCCGGCGATGCGCCTTCGGGAACGCCGCCGGGCGTGGGCCGGATCTCCTTTGAAGCGCTCGAACAGCAGAACATGCAGAACGGCTACACCTACGGCGTCATCCCGACGATGAGCCTGGTGACGCCGCCGCCGCCCCCGCCCCCGCCCCCGCCACCGCCGATCCGCACCGCCACCGTCACAGGACAGGCGACCGGAACGGGCATCACGCAGCTTGCCAGAGATCAGGTGTATACGATCGGCACCGGGATCAGCCTGCAACTCACCGATGTGAAGCTCGATCCGAACCCGCCGCCGCCGCCGCCGCCCGGCCTCTCGGTGACCGGCTACAGCCCGAACCCGGTCCAGGGAGGAGCCTCCTTCTATATCCAGGGGCAAGGCTTCCAGGGCGGCAACCTGAGCGTTTTGTGGCAGGAGCGACTCTTGAGCGCCAACCGGCTCTCCGACGCCCAGATTCAAGCGACAGCGCCGTCAGTGACCACTACGGCGAGTGGACCCGTGACAGTGCGCGTTGAAGCGGCTACCGCCAATGGGCCAGCGCTGACCGTGAGCGCGGGCGACCAGCCGACGCCCGGTGACCTGAAGGTAACCGTCACGGCGCGGCGGTATACGCGGGGCATCGTCGGCATCTGGGCCTATGTCCAGGCACCGGGGAGCGCGGACCTGAACCTGCAGTTTCCGCCAGGCGTCGAAGATCTGGTCGTCGCGCCGGTCGTCGGCAACCGCGCCGCGACCGGCTATGTGGCCGCGACCGTAACGGGCACCGTCAATGGGGCTGATATCGGCCCGCCGCGGCAGCAGCCGACGTCGAGCGGCGTGCCCGGTACGTGGCAGATAACCGGCGTGCCGCCCTCGGCAAGCATCATCATCACGGCGACCGATGATCAGGGAAGGCGCGGCCTGGGGACCGCCGCCGTTTAAGGACCGCCAAGGCGAGGAAGAAGTGTGTGTGGCCTTTTACCGCTCTCCAAACAGTACTGGGCATCCTTGGCCTCGTCGTCGGGTCGGTCGTCGTTTTGGGCCAATGGCAGATGGCGAAACAAAAGAGCTGGCGAGAGGCAGCCGAAGGCGGGAACGCGCTGGCGAACAGCCTGAAGGCGCAGCTCGAGGATGCCGTGGTCAAAAGCAACCGGGAGCGTGAATTGCTGACGGTACAGATTCAAGCGCTTCAAGGGCAATTGTCGCTGGTACAGCATGATCACGAAGAGGACCGGAACCGCACCGAGGCGCAGATGGCCCGCCTGATGCGCCTGAACCACCGGCTGCAGAACCAGTTGGACCAGAACGAGGCCAACAGCATCAAGCAGACGGTCCAATTGCAGGAGCATATGCCCGACCTGCCCGACCGGGAGCCGCACCACGAATTGCCGCCCGACCCGGAGGACGCTCCGTGACCCGGCCGCGCCAGTCGGATCGTGCGGGCGGCCTGCGCGAATTTCGCTACTCAGCCTGGGTGCATTCACGGGGTAACCGCGAGGACCCGACCCTGGAGCCGGGCGAGCGGCGGGAAGCGGACCGGATCCTCCAGCTTGACGGCGTGCGGCTGGAAGTAGCGTTCCGCGCCGGCCGAGCGGTCTTCGTGGACGTAGAGACCGGCGTTCCGGTGCCGATCATGGAGCTGATCGAGGAAGCCCGCCGGGATGGCTGGCGGATCTCCGGCGTGCTGATCGCGTCGAAGGAGGATTAACGATGGCGAAGGAAACCCTCACTTTTGATTACTGGCCGGAGCGAGTCGACGGCCCGAACGAAGAGCGTCACATTCTCGCTGGAGACTACCGGGACCGGGACTATTTGACCCGCTTCGACGGCTTGACTCTTTACGCGAACGACCTCTCATATCAGGAAAACCACAGCAAAAGTGCGCCTGATTGGAGTATGGGAGTACAGGCCCGTGACAGCAACAACCGGGTCATCCTGGAGTGGAAGGGCGAGCCCTCGGAAGATATCAAGCGGGCTCTCCTCGAGAACAGAATTTTGTACGGCGCGATCCTCGCAAGAGATGAAGAGCGCCACGGCATCTGACAAAGGAGGCTGAAATGAGCAACCAGAACCCGTCCGCAAATCCGCAAGTCCAGAATCCCGAACTGGCGTTCGGCGACCTGGCGAAGTTCATCCAGGCACTGACGGAGGCGGTCCTGGCCGGCGAAACCGAGGTGCCCGTCGTTCACTTCAAGATCGCCGGCAGGCACATCGACTTCGGCCCCGCACCGCTGAAAATCAGTTGAGGCTCGCCGCGCACGACCTGCATTTCACGTTCGCTCGGGGCGACAACAAGCTCAAGGGCTTCGATGCCAGCGGCACCCTGCTGCTGAACGTCGAGTGCCGGAACCGAGCCGTCCGGGATGGCACCTACTCCCATTGGGGGAACTGCCCCCCCGGCACCTTCCTGCTCGGCGATCCGGCAACCCGTCATACGCCTGCTTTTGGCCGCTGGTTTATTGCGCTGCTCGACTGGCAGGAATGCCGGGCGATGGCGGCCTATCGCCGGAGCGGCATAGGAATCCACGGTGGTGGCTCGGGCCTATCAGACCCCTTTGCGCCGCACCAGTCGCCGCCTTTCGTGATCACGAGAGGCTGCTTACGCCTGGTTAATGCCGATCTGGACGAAGTCGTCCACTACATCCACCGCAGTCAAGGGGTCGGCGGGGCGTGCTACATCACCGTGCAGGCGCCGGTGCCGGGGGCGGCTGATGCGGACGACGATTACCTCGAGGTGCCGGAAGACCAGTTGGCGCCGGGCGAATGAAAAGGGCCGGGCAGCGCTGCCCGGCCCCTGGCGCGCGAGCCGCTAAGTGTCCCACTCTTCCTCTGGGATCTCCCGCAGCTTCATGAATTGATCCGTCTTGTGGGCCTCGGTCTGCTCAATCTTGCGCCCCGCCTCGAACATCGCCTCGGCGGGACCGACGGCGCTGACCCAGATGGTCCGCTCTTGAATGGTCGTGACGACCAGCTCATACCGCTTCATTAGCTGGCCCATCAGCACTTGCACCCTTTCCAGGCCGCCCCGCAAGCCTCGCATCGCTGCTCTTCGTACGCCAGATCCGCACACCGCTCGGCAGGGCTCATCCGTTCCCTTGCTTCAGCGATCGTTTCCTCCTCGACGTAATCGCCGGGGAACGGCTCGCTCAGTTCCCAGTCCTCGAACTGCTCGCGGGTCATGATCGTCCTCGCTTCTCTCGGGGGGCCGGTAGGTATTCGGGAACCTTCATGCCCCATTCAATCTTGATCTGATCCTGCCGACGCTTCGACAGCAAGCAAAAGAGAGTAAGCTGGATGCCGTGCGCTCTGGAGCCGCTGACGCGCCAACGGTATTGATCGCTCCATGTTGGCTTGAAGTCTTTACGGCGCTTTGAGAGGGCGACGGTGCCCCCAAACAAGCATCGCAACTTATGCAGCGGCTCCGGGTTGGTTTGTGCGACGACGATCCGATGCTCACGCTTTCGGCCCGTGTTCCCACCGCTGAAGCAGGCTTCTCCCTCCAAAAAACCGGCGGCCCAATGAAGGTCCGGTGTCGTCGGAGAGATGAGCGCCGGGGCTGTAGTCCTCCATTGCCGCGAGGGCGACCGCAGTCCTTGAGATTTCAGCACCTCAGAATGCTGCTTGTCCCGCCAGCGGCAGCGCCCACAGTACCGATAATCGTTTCGCTTCTTGTCCATTCCTGTGACATTGATCTGGATGCCGCAGAGGCGACACGGACGCAGCTCTGCCGCAGGCAGCGAACCTTCGCCCAATTGCTTCAGGTGCGTTTCCAGGGTTCGGAGATGGAGGCAGTTGGCTTGGCCGACGACGACGCCGGCCAGGTATTCCCCGCAGCCACATTTGCGCTGTGCGAGGTCGACAACCCACCATCGCTTTGCCCCTCGCACCCGATAACATCCCCCGTCAAGCTGAACGCAGGTTCCTCGGCGCGCATACGGCTCATAATCCGGTCCGCTACACTTGCCAGGCATCAGGCGAACACCGCGCGGAGTGCGCTCTGCCGCTGTTCAGCCAGTTTGCGCCGTGCCAACTCGATGCGAATAGCGCCGGCAACTGGCCCATCCGGGTAGAGATCCAGAGATGATGTCAGCTTCTCGGTGCTCAACTTCCGCGCCTTCTCCATCGCCTTCTCGTAGGCGGTCGGCTGCGGCATGGCAGCCGCAAACTCCTGCACAGCGGCGACATGTTTACACGCTCGGTTGCGGAAGGTCGCGTCTGGGCATGAGCAGCTTTGTGCTTGCACGTTTACTGTGTAGCTGCGGTCAGTGCTTTCGCTCTCCACGGCGTAGAGGGTCTCATTGATCCGGTGGATGGTCATCTCGCTCTCCGGTCGTTACTGCGTTGTTCCTAACGTCGCCAGCGTAGAGCCCTACTCGGGCTCTACGCAGCGGAACTCACGGCACTTCTCGCAGGTGATGGTCTTGGTATTGACCGGGGCAGTCCAGTTCAGGGAGTGAGCGTGCTTGTCGCCGCGAGTGATGCCCGCACACATCGGCCGGGCCGAGATAACTTTCCGCTTCGCCCAGGGCTTGTCTGCGTCTTCGACCCGAAAGGTGACTTCAACCAGGTGGGAATGACTACCGGAGAAGCCATATCTGCCGATGACATATCCCTGCTCAACTTCGCCGATCCCGTTCTGAACTGTCTTGTGACCAACCATCTGCGTGTCCTCTCCGGTCGTTACTGCGTTGTTCCTATAAGACTATTATAGCACGACACTACAGTGTTGTCCACTTCTCACAACAATTAGTGGAGTGAATGGGTTGTACCTCGACAATCAGTGAGCGTTCAGTCAACAAGGACATCTCGCAGCCAGGCCGGGTATTCGGGCTCGCCGACAGCGCGGTACACGGGCCGGCGGGAGCGCTCCGGGTCCACGACCACCGGCACCGACGCCAGGCAGATGCGCACGACGCGGCGGCGGCGAGCGTCCGGCATCAGCGCGTCATCCGCCCAGAGGGCGTCCCACTCCTGACACAAGAGGGGCAGATCGTCCCACACTTCGGCCAGGTCTACCTCCAGCGGTGGCGCCGCAGCGGCGCGATCGAGGTCGGCATTGATCCGCTCGATGAGCTTCTCGGTATCGGCCTGAGCAGTGCGTGCGGCGGTCAGAGCCTCCGGCGAAGCCTCCGGGTCGTACAGGGCTTTAGCGAGGCCGACGAGGCGCCCGCGCTCCCGTTCGAGTGACCGCCGGAGTTGGGCGCTATCCAGGGCAGCCGTCGCCTGCCGCTCGGCGCTCTGGCGCTCGTACTGATCGAGCGCCGCCCTGAGCCAGGCCGGTTGGGTGAAGACAGTGCGGAGGGCGGCGGTGGCCCGTTCGTGGACGAGTTCACGGCGGATGTAGAGGCGGGGACCGCTGGCCGGCTGAAGGTCATAGGAGAAGTACTGCTCGCCCTTCGGTGGCCGGACGGCGCCGAGGTGGACGCGCCCGGCGTGGCCGACGAAGGTCACGACGTCGCGGCAGTAACCGGCGTCTGAGCCAGGCCGCTCCCGCTGGTACTGGCGGCGCTCGATGGCGGCCTGGATCGCCTCCCATTCGGCACGGCTGCAGGCCGGCGGATAGTCGCCCGGCTTGTCGGGCCAGAGCCATTGATCCCGAGGGAGCCGCCAGCCAGGCCGCCGCCAGCCCTTCTCCGGGATATAGGAGCGGTACCGCTGCGCCGGCCAGCCGCAGATGAGTGGGTTCGAGAGGGTCCACAGGAGCGTTGACTGGGCGATATCGTGCCGTCGGGCGAGTTCGTTGACGCTGGTCGTGAGCGCCTCGCGGCAAAGCTGCTGCAGAAGGGGAAAGCGCTCGTTGGGGGCCGGCTGGCCGGTCTTCGGGTCGCGCCCATAGCCGAGGTTGGGGACGCGGCCGGTGCGGATCTTGCCGGCGCGCAGTTGGCCGGCACGCCAGGCGGCCATGCGGATCTTGTTCATCCGCAGCTCGAAGCGGCTGTAGAGGATCTCCCACTCGAGCCAGTTCGAATCGTCGGGGTCGTTCAGGTCGAAGGTGCGGCGGCGGGTGCGGATGCGGAGGCAGGCGCGGCGCAGGGCTTCCTCGATCCGGCCCCATTCTGTCTGACTGCCGCGCGAGAGGCGGGCGACCTCCGGGGTATAGATGATGCCGCCGCAGCCGAGCGGGAGCTGTTCCCATTCTTTCAGCAGCGCGGCGAAGCGGGGCCGCTCGGCGATGTACTCGCCGGAGCCGATCTCGAAGACGATCTTCTCTGCGGGGAGAGGCTGCTCGTCCTCTTCCGCTTTGCGAGCCATCTCCTTGAGGTGGTACTCGAGGAGCTTCGGGTCGTCAGGATCGCCAAGCGCCCGACTCTTGCGGCTGTAGAACCAGGCACGATCGAAGGGCATAGCCGGTTGGTCAGGAATCTGGGCCTTTTGCCAGCCGATTGATGAACCATAATCAGCCGGACAGGCAACTCAAAATAGATTGAGCAGCGGAGGAACGATGATCCGAAACACGCCGCTGGTCCGGTTGTTGATAGAGATGGTCCGGGAGGCTATCCGGCTAACAGCTCGGTCTCCATCTCCTGGAGAACCTGACGCCGAACGGCCTCCGGCGCCTGGTCCCAGTCCTGCCCCGCCAGATCCGTAAGCGTCCCCTTGAACTGCCGGGCCGCATCTGCCAGCGCGGCCCGGCGCTGCTCCGTGACGAGTGACGGGCTCCCCGTGACGGCGATGAACGCCGCGACCGGATCTTCCCCAGCGGCCACCCGCGCGAGCACGGCGTAGACCCGTTCGGCGATCACCTTCCGCTCCTGGCCGTTGCCAGCCTCCTTGAGTATGTCTTCCACGGTAACCTCCATCAGTGCCGCGTAAGCCTGCAGGTTGTCATCGTTGGGCGCGTACTCGTCTTTCCACCAGGCGTAAACGGTGGTCGCGTAGACGCCCAGCTTGCGGGCGATCTGATACGCTCCTAACTTCTTCCGCTTCGCCAACCGCCGTAGTACCGCTCCGAGTGTCATCCTTCCCTCCTGTGGTGTTGTTATTCTAGCACAGCAGAAGTGTGTCTTGACAACACTGTGTTTTTAGACTATAGTGAAGCAGGGACAACACTACAGGGAGGATAACGATATGAAGCCAAGCCATGCGGCGAAGCCAAGCCACGCGCAGCGATGGATTGAACGGCAATATGGAACGGTGCGAGACGGGCTGTTGACGGAGCTCCAGGCGATGAGTCCTCGCGATCTGGCGCTGAAGTGGGGCGTGCATTACAACACGATCCGGGCCTGGATCGAAGCGGAGAAGCTGGAGCGATACGTGGGTTACCGGGTTCGTGACGAAGAGCCGGCAGGAGTAGAAGCCTGATGCTCAGGGACGGTGTTGAACCCGAAGACGGCCCGGTGCCCAAAGACGCGCAAGAAGTCCTTGACGTCGTGGCCGACCTGGCGCGACGGATCAAGGAGCGGAAGCGGCGCGAGCAAGAAGAGCAGGACAAGGGCGAGAACCCCCACCAGTGAGCCGGCCCGGCAACGCCGGCTCACCGATCAAGCACACGTTATACCACCAAGCTAATCATAACGAATATGCTAGGTGTAATAGCAACCAGGAGGCGCGATGGAGCGTGAACATCCTTTCTCTCTGCAGTGGAATAGCCGGCCTGGATCTGGGGGTGAAGATCGCTCTGCCAGAATCAAGGGTCGTTGGCTATGTCGAAGGTGACGGATACTGCCAGCGGGTACTGGCTGCCCGAATTTCTGACGGCTCCCTCGACTGCGCCCCCATCCACGGCGACCTTACCCGCTTCGACGGGCGACCCTGGCGTGGATGCGTGGATCTCGTCATTGGCGGCTGGCCCTGCCAGGACATCTCCAACGCTGGTCGCCGTGAAGGCATCCGGGAAGGCAACCGCTCGGGCCTCTGGTTTGAGTTCGTCCGCGTCCTTTGCGAGGTTCGACCCCGATGGTTCTTCGGCGAGAACGTGTCAGCTCTCCTTGGACGGGGAATGGACACCGTTCTCCGAGACCTTTCCGCCCTCGGGTATGATGCGGAATGGCTCTGCGTATCAGCGGCCGACGTGGGCGCGCCCCACCTCCGCAAGCGGGTCTTCATCCTCGGTGTGGCCGACGCCGAAGGCCGAAGCGAAGGATGGTCGTCGGGGCAGCGATCCGCGCCACGGGCGAGTGCTGGACGAGGAAGCGGCGCTCTGGCCGACGCCCAACGTGCCGAACGGGGGCCGGACGCTCTCTCCCGAGGCTGTAGCGGCGAAGGGAGCGACGGCGAAGGGGAAGCGGCAGGTGGGGCTGGAGAATGTGGCTTCCCTGTGGCCGACCCCGGCGAGTGCGGACGGGGAGCGGGCCAGCCTGACCTACCCGGGGAACCACAACCCGACGCTTCTGGGCGCCGCTGTGGGCTTGTGGCCCACAGCGGGAGCGAACGACTGGAAGGGGACGGCGAAGCCGGGCCGGCGCCGGGGTCAGTTGGACGAGGCAGCGGAACAGTTGTGGGCCACGCCGAGCGCCAGTGTAGCGAACGACGGCGAGGGACCGAAGACCTGGCACGCGCGAGCGGCGAAGCTGAAGGAGAAGCACGGCAACGGGAATGGAGCCGGAATACCTCTGACGATCCAGACGCAGGACTTCCGCTCTTCCCTCCCGGACCTGCCGACCGAGCCGGATGGGCAGCCATCCTTGCCGAACGGCCCGACCTCGCGCCTGCAGTTGAACGCGGCGTTCGTGGAGTGGATGTTCGGACTGCCCGCCGGGTGGACCGGCTTAAAGCCCTTGGCAATTCCGTTCTGCATCTGCAAGCTGCGGCAGCATTTGCAGTGCTTGCTTCGAGGCTAGGCGATTGGGAAGAGTCGACGATTCCCTGATCGTGCTACTCTGCGGCGGCACGCGGGTAGGCGTGAGCGAAATGGCGGAAGCGCTCGGCATCGACCCGGACCGGGCGTTCCGATACATTCAGCGGGTCCGGGAGAGCACGGATGAGAACCGATCCCGAGCAGTTGACCCAGTTTGCGATGACAGCCGAGGCGGCGATGGATCTACTCTCGGCGCTGGAGGCAGTGCAGCTCCTGGCCGTCGAGCGGAATGAGTGGTTTCGCCTGCGGCTGAAGAGCCACGAATTGGCGGTGCTGCGGGACACGTACCACCGGCTCGCCGAGTTGCGGACCTGGCTGCAGGATCGAGCTACGGAGGAGTTGCAGTGCCAGAACTTGCCGGCCCTCTAGCGGAGACCCAGGGCTGTCCGAGATGCGAGGGCGAAGGCGAGAGCCGGGTGCGGCTGTTCGGCGTCGACGATCAGGGCCGGAGCATCTGCCGCTGGGACACCCTGCTTTGCCCGGACTGCGGCGGGCTGGGGATGATCCCGGCCGAGCAGTTCGCGGCCTGGGAGCGGGGCCGGCGGCTGCGAGCGGACCGCTTGAGCCGGAATATGAGTTTGCGTCAGGAAGCCCAGCGACTGGGAATTAGCCCGCGCACGTTGAGTAATCGAGAATGGGGGAGAGGGTGATGGCAACGATCCGCGAGGAGCATTGGGTTGTGTTGCAGGGGAAGCGTTTCCCCACTTATCCAGGGGTGCTGCTGGCCGCCCACGAAGCGGGCCTGCTGGGCATTGAGGTGACGGTGCTCCAGTATCCGGCGGCGGACAACGGCAACACGGCCGTCTGTCAGGCGATCGTGACGATGAAGGGTGAGGACGGCCGCGAGTTGCTTTTTCAAGAAATTGCGGACGCCAACCCGAGCAACGTGAACCGGATGATCGTGCCGCACCTGTTGAGGATGGCGGCGACTCGAGCGAAGGGCCGGGCGCTCCGGGATGCGCTCGCTCTCGGGCAAGCGCTGTTCGAAGAACTCGGCCCGGACGCCGAACACCAGAATGGTCACCAGACGCAGCAGGAAGCCCGTACAGCCCCGGCACAGCGAGCAAAGCATGATCCCGCCGATCAGGCCACGAAAACCGTCTGCGCTGTCTGTGGCGAGAATGTGCCGGCAGCGGTCGCTAACGCAGCGCTGAAAGAGTTCTCGGAGCCGCTTTGTATCCCCCATGCGCGGGAGCGAAGAGCCCGGCGTGCGGAGACCGAGACGGCTACCGTCTGATTCTCTCGCCCCGCTGCTCTAGCGGGGCGCTTGTTTACCCGGCAGTCAGACGACTGTCAGAGGTTGTGCAATGACGTTTGAGGAAGTCGTCGCCCATTTTCCGGGCGGACGACTCCGCAACGACCGGGAGTATGACGTCAAGTGCCCCGCTCACGACGACCGGCGGGCCTCACTGGGGATCGGGCGGGGCGATAACGGCGGCGTGGTCGTGAAGTGTCAGGCCGGGTGTGACACCGAGGACGTACTCGCGCAGCACGGGCTGCGACTGGCGGACCTGGCGCCGCCGCGGCCGAACGGGCACGCGCCGCACGGCGAGGAAGTCTATGTTTACTACGATGAGCGAGGGGAGCCGGTCCGCGAAGTCGTGCGAGGCGCCGGTAAGCGGTTCTGGCAGCGGAAGCCCGGCGCGAAAACGGGCGGCATCGGGGACGCTCGAAACGTGCTCTATCAACTGCCGCAGCTTCTGAAGACGGAGTCTGACGCGACGATCTTCATTGTCGAGGGCGAGAAGGACTGCTGGCGGCTGTGGAAGCTCGGCTTGCCCGCAACCACGAATCCGGGGGGCGCCGGCAAGTGGCTGCAGGAGCATACGCAATGGTTGAAGGAGCATCTGCCCGATCGGCGCTTTGTGATCCTGCCGGACAACGACCCGCCGGGAATCAAGCACGCTGACGAGATCGAGCCAGCGCTCAAGCGCGCGGGGCTGGACGTGCGGACAGTGCTGCTGCCGGGGCTACCAGCCAAGGGAGACGTATCCGACTGGCTGGGCGCCGGCCGCACGAAGGAAGAACTGCTCGAAGCGATCCGGCCGGCGCCGCATCCGCTGCTCGGGCTGCTCTTGTCGCGCGACGCGCTGCGCGATCAGCGACCGCCGGTCTGGCAGATCGAAGGGCTCTTTCAAGAGGGATCGATCATTGAGATCTACGGGGAGAGCAATCACGGGAAGAGCCTCGTCGGCGTGGATGTCGCACTCTCAATCGTCCGCGCCGGCTATTGGTGCGGCCGGGACATCAAAAAGCCGGGTGCCGTGGTCTACGTGAACGCCGACGGCGGTGCCGGATTTTCGGATCGGCTCCGCTGGTGGGAGCGAGCCAACGGGGAAGAGGCGATCTTTGATTTCTGGACCTATCCGACCGAGTTGCTGCTTCACGATCCGGGGGAGATCCGCTGGTTCATCGACGGCCTGCGGGAATTGCCCGATCCGCCGGCGATGATCTTCTTTGACACGCTCTCCCAGTGCATCCCCGGCGCGAACGAGAATCAGCAGGAGCAAATGAGCGTGGTCGTGTCGGGGTTGAACGCCATCAAGCGGGAGTTCGGCGCGACCTGCTGTTTACTGCATCACGTCGGCAAGGACGGGATGAACCGGGGCTCGACGGTGATCCCGGGCGCCGCCGACACGATTATCCGCTGCAGTCAGATCAGCACGGACTGTATCGAGCTGCGCTGTGAGAAGCAGCGGAACGGCCGGAAGTTCGATCCGCTGTACTTCGAGCTTCACTACCATGGGATAGATGACGGCGTTTACCTCGTGCAAGGCGAGGGGCCGGGGCAGGAAGCCGTGCGGGAAGCCAAGGAGCGAGCCATCCTGGAGCTGCTGCGGGACGCCGGCCGGTGGATGAGCCGGGAAGAGATTCGGCACCAGATGCCTTCGCTCAGTCCGGCTTCGATCTTGCGGTACGTCAAGGCGCTGCTGGAGCGCGAACAAGTGTTGGAAGACGAGCGGGGCGAGGGCGAGGGGCGCCGGACCAAGGTGTATCTCTGGCGGCCGCCGACCGCCCCGACTCTCGCCGATCTGCGAGTTGATTTCAGGGGTTGATTTCGTGAAATCAACTAGCGAAACTAGTTGATTTCACCCCCCTATTTCATAGGAGGGAGTGAAATCAACTCGGAGGGAATGAGTTGATTTCAGCACTCAAGCCCCCTGCGGGGGACGTGCTGAAGATCAACTCCCTCCCTCCTAGGCTTGGCTCTATAGGGGGGTGCAGGGGAATGGACGAGATAACGAGACGGCGAGTAGAACGGCTCGAACGGCATTTGCTGCAGATGGGCGAGCGGATACGGGGTCTCCGGCAAACTTTCCGGCTGGCGCACTGCAGCGATGAGCGCCGCGCTTGGGACGATCTGGAGGCAATGATGGATGCCTGTCTCGCCGAGAACTGGTGGCTAGGGCAGCGACTGGAGCGGGCCGAGGCAGAACTGCGGCACGAGATCGACGCGCGGATCGACGCCGAGTGCCGGCGGCGGGAAGAGGCCGGCGAACTGCTGACCCTGGAGCGGCAGAAGATCCGCCTGGACCCGGTGCGGAACTTTACCTCGCTCCAGAAGAGAGAACTGTATCTGCGCTCGAATGGCGAGTGCGAGATCTGCGCCGAGGATCTGGAATCGGACTGGCAGGCCGATCATAAGGTCGCCCATTCGCGGGGCGGGCTTACCACGGTCGAAAATGGCCTCGCCTTATGCCGGTCGTGCAACAGCCGCAAGAGTGACCGGCGGCTGACGGTGGGGGAGTGAGGAGGGGGCGATGAGTCAGCCGCGCGATGTACGAACGGCTTGTCTGCGGGATGCCATCCGGGATCTCCAACAGTGCACGTACCACGGCGATGCTTTCGACGGTCGCTTTCGCGCGGTGTTGCAAAACCTATACGAGATTCGGGCTGATCTGGCGATGCTTGAATCTGTGGACCAGCGGCGGAGCGCGAAGACGACTGAGGAGGGCGGGTGATGGTTGAAGCGGTGGAACTGCAGACAGGTCCGCAGGTATTCAGTGAGACGGTCTTGCTGGCGCGTATCGGCGTCGAAGAGCGTGTTCGGGAAGAGCTCGGTGATGTTGTCGAACTGGCTCGATCCATTGAGGCGGTTGGTCTCATCCATGCCATTGTCGTCGACGAGGAGTATCGGCTGATCTGCGGCGGGCGCCGGTTGGCGGCGCTGAAACAGAGCGGCGCGAAGATGGTGGACGTGCGGCGGTTCCTCGGCCTGGACGAGAAGCAGAAGCGTCTGATGGAACTGGAGGAGAACCGGCGGCGCAAGGATCTCACGCCCTATGAATGGGCGAAGACGATAACCGAGAAGGCGGAGATTGTTCGAGAAATCGCCCAACAGGCTGACTTATCGGACACGCGTTCGATAAGTCCGGCGCATCGCCCCGTCGATCCAACGAGCGCGGAGCAAGTCGGCCGCGCTATCGGCTTATCGCGACCGACGATGCGCCGCGCCGAAGAACATGTCAAGGCGGCCGAACAATACCCCTTCATGCAGGACAAAGAGTGGTCACAGTCTGCCGTGCTGAAGGCAAAGCAGCTCGTTGACAGCCTGGGGAATGGAGCCAAGGAAGCCGTCGTCGCGCTCATCACCGAGGCGAAGAAGCCGGAGTTGTCTGTGCAAATCGCGGCGAAAGTGGCGGAGGCGCCGCCGGCCGAGCGAGAGGAGTTCGTGCGGCTATCGCAGAGCAAGGACCAGCGCGAGCGAGATCGGGCAGCCACCTGGGCTGCGGACCGGGAGCCGGAACCGGACCCGCGTCTCGCCATTTATCGGCAGTGCGTCCGAGAGTTGAAGCAAAGCGTTCGGCGGTTTCCGAACGATCCGGAGGTGCCGGAGGTGAACCGTTGTATTGGGATTCTTGAGTCGGTGGTCGTGCGGATTGCCGAGAAGGGAAAGGAAGCTAAAGATGGCGCAGTTGACGCTTGAGGGCGGCGTTTCATCGGTCGATCAGATCGAGTCCCTCGCGGAGGAGTATGGGCGGATCACGGACATCAGGGACTTCGCCAAGTACTGCCGCCGGAAGGGAGCCTTTGCGGCCTTCTCGCTGGATGAGCATCTCGCGACGGCGGACATCGAGTATATCCGCAACAAGGTCTTCAAGGCGAAGAAGAACGGGCTCCGGCGGATGATCCACACCGGCGACACCTGGGTGTCAAGGCGCATCTGCACCGCAGAAGAGCATCGCGCCCACTGCCAGCAGCTTCGGACCGGAATCAGGCGAGATGAGGATTCTCTCCAACTGGAGCTTGAGTACCATCAGGACCGGTGGCAAGAGGCCCTTGTGTTGATTGATGAGGCTTTCGGCGAGGAAGAAGAATGAAACACCACCTGAAGCTCACCGGGATCGGCGCCCTGCTGATCCTCCTGCTACTGCCCTTCGGCCAGGCTTTGGAGGCGAGGCGAGCGCCTGGCCTTGGGGCATTTTCTGCCCCGGTCACGATCACAGGCACGCTCTCCGGCCAGCCGTTTACGTGGAAAGGGACAGCTACGTTCAGCCCCGCCGGCAGTGAAGCGGTGCGGAGTCTGAGCGGGACGGGAGCGTTCACGCTGGGTGGGGGACCACCGCCACCCCCACCACCGCCACCGC